GATACAAGACCTTTTATGTTTGTTGCTATGCCTGACGGAACTTCTAATGGATTAGTTGTAGTAGAGCTTGATAAGTTAGATGAAGTTGTTTTTGCTTTACTTGAAACTTGGGAACAATAAAAAAACCCACCTACCGAAGCAGGTGGGTTTAATTAATTTAGATTACTTAATACTTGTTGTAAAGTCGTAGTCAAAACCACTCCAACATCTTTTAGCATAACCATAATCCATAAAGTCCAAAGACATCAAATAATCTACCAAGTCAGAAACAGTTTTACAAGCGTTTACTGTTCTAAAATCAACTTCAGCTTTTACTTTTTGTCCAAAGTAACTCTTATGTTCAGCAACAACAGGATTGTCAATTTGGATTGTAATGTAATCAGAAAAAACATTATTTTCAATCAAATCAAATTTGTTTACATTCTTGTAATTATGTGGAAAAACAAATTCCATAATTCCAATTTCTCCGTCGTGCGACCCACTATAAACCAACACTTGTTGTCCTTCAATGTTAATTACTTTGTGAACATTCATACCTGAATAATTCTTTGATTCATTAGCAAAAGGTTTCATACTTTTTCTAATGTTTAGTTCTTGTCCTTTTTTGTAAGTTTCTGTTTTTGTCATTGAAATCAACTCCCTTCTTTTTTCATTCTTTGTTAATTTCATAATCTAAGATTACTACTTTGTAATACATATACAAGTATTTCTTTAAGATTTACTAAATAAAATAGTCAATGTTTATAGGCTTTTAGCTATTCCCAAAAAAAAACTTTGAGAAATTCCCTAGAAATACCCTTAAAGTCTCACTTACAATCTATAATTACAACAAGCTAAAGACAGGACGCAAATGGCACTTAAAGAATATCTTGAGAACTATAAACCACCACAAATGAAGCGTGGTTATTTCTATGGTACAGAGAAGCGTGAAGCTGAGTGGGAACAAGTTTTAAAAGCTCTCGAAGAAGGTTACAAAGATACAACTGCATTAGTCAATTGGTTGGTTGATGAATGTGGTTGGGACGGAGTAACTCCGAAATCTATAACAAATAGAATCAATGAGCAAAAAAAACGAATCCAAAAATCTTAATCAGTTTCTTACTCGCTATGACGATAAGAAACATAATGAAGCTCTAGCAAAAGAGAAGTACCCAACAGGGTGGCAACCACACGCTGAATACGACCCAAAGACTAACAAAGGTACTTTAGTTTCTCGTGGCACAAAAGAACAAGAGCCTGAGTTTGCAACTCTACTTACTGAATGGGGATTTGACCCAAAGGAATATGAGATAGTAGGCAACCTACAAGTCAGAACTTGGGATATGAATATGGGTAATGGTAATGTCCAACAGGCTTGGTATTACAAAGCTGACATTAGAAAAAAAGTTCCTGACTTTGATACAGACTTTGCAAAGCTATTAAAAGAAATAAAATCTTATAAACCAAAAACACAACCAATCAAAAAAGGTAATACTGCTTTTATGTACTATGTTGCAGATTGGCAAATGGGAAAACGCGATGGAAAAGGTAGCGAAGAAATTGTTACTAAGGTATTAGCTTCTCTTGAATCTGCCAATGCAAGACTAAAAGAATTAAAGAAGGCAGGTCATACGATTGATGAAGTGTATGTCTTAGGACTTGGGGATATTTGTGAAAACTGCGACCTAGCAGGTTGGTACTCATCACAAATTTGGAATGTTGACCTGCACCTGCGAGACCAAATAACAGTTGCAAGAAGATTGCTTTGGAAGATTGTTAAAAACTTTGCAGACCAAAACTACAAGGTAGTTCTCTCAGGTGTTACTTCTAATCACGGTCAGAACAGAAGTGGTAAGCAGAGCTTGGCGACAGAAGAACTAGACAACCTTGACTTGCAGATACTAGAACAGGTTGGAGACTTAGTATATGAATCTAAATATAAAAATATAAAAGTCATTGTTCCTGAATCTCCACATCTCTTATTAGAAGTAAAAGGTTACCTTATGGGTTTCACTCACGGACATCTTACGGCAGGTGGTGGAACTCCTGCAAAGAAGATAGAGAATTGGTGGAAGGGTCAGATGTTTGGATTAAATGAAGCAGGAGACAATCCTGTTGGCTTGGCAAGAATGATTGTACACGGACACTATCATCACTTTACTGCCGTGCAACAAGGTGGCAGAACAATAATGGGAGTTCCTGCTATGAGTCCTTCAACTGATTTTCAAACTAGAACAGGTTACTCAACATCAATGGGTGTAGTAACAATGACAGTTACTAAAGACGGTTGGGATAATCTAAAAATCTTGTAGTTGCCCTATACCATAATCTGAGATTATGTGTAATGTTTTTTAAAAAAGTTTAAAATTAAAATTGCAAATGTAATCTAAGATTGTATTGTTATGTATATAAGTTACTTCTACTCAGGTAACACAAAACAAGCGAGTAAGTGGAGAGCCACCACAATAAAAAACGAAGGGCAAGAATACTGACTCAAAAGCAGAGAGCTTTGTTGAACATATTTTATTATGGTCTGAAACGGAAGTAATTGGTATAGCACTATATCACTTGTTAAGAAGTAAAGAATGAAACCAAAGTAACACACGCTTATTACTACCTGTACGAATTGAGAATGCAATACAGATGTAATTAAAAACTTAACTAGCGAAAAAATAGTAGTATGTTCTACAAAGTTCTTTGTAACAGAGAGCTTACTGATATGAGTAGTTGTTTGGTTTTTCTAAATACAATACGCTGATGTGGTTAATTCCGAAGGTTATGTTCAATTTTTAGATTATATGACATATATTGAATGGTTAAAATCTTAAGACAATATGAACTACTTTGAAAAACTTATGGCGAGTATGTAAGACTCACGGAAGTTCCGTTGTAATAGAGCATAAGTAAGAAATATTCCCACTCTTTAGTAGGATTCGAGGAAGATGTTGGGTAAGGAAACTTAAATTTCTATTTGAAGTAGCAAACAGATACGCTCATATCCGTAAGTTCTTTGTAACTGAGTTCTTATGGATATGAGTAGTTGTTTGGTATAGTCGTTTTCAACGGTTGCACTATTGGACGGCACTATAAAACATATATTGATTCGAAGCAATATGAACTACTTAAAACTTATAAACCATTTAGTAACCAATCCTGAAATACGGCATGTCGAAAAATGTTAGATAAGTAATTTATGTAAGCAAACATAAACGCTCATATCCGTAAGGACTTAGTTGATTTGAGAGATTAAAGATACAAGTAGCAAAGAAAACTACAATAGTGGGTAGCTTTGTCTCAGGTGGTCGTAGCGTAATGCACGAGCCATATACTGAAAGGTATATAAGCCTGAGTTAATATAAGTCAGTAAGGGCTTTAAGGTCGTGAGGGTTTATCGGCAGATTGTAAAATTCATTCTTACTAAATGAAATACCTGTAACCAATATTAATTGCTTGTATCTTTAATCTCTTAATTTAAGATTTGCATAAAACAAATCAGAGATTAATATAAGTAGATATCAAAAAGGAGTTGATATGGAAGAAGGAATAACACTTACAGGATTTGTTCAAGGACGAGTAGATATTGTCGTTGAGCAAACTTATAGTAAGGAATACAAAGCAACAGGTTGGATAAACCTGCAACCTGTATTCTCTTATCAAAGACCTGCTGAGATATTAAAGAAGGTAGCTGATTTAAACAGGGACAAGTTCCCACAGTTTAAGTTTCAATTAAGTATGAGAGCCGTGCCTGTGTTTAATGAAGATGACGAGCTTCTTACAATACACGACTTTGATACTGAGTTTGAAGAAATAGAAGGAGAAGAAGAATGAATGAATATGACTTTGTTTTGTTAATGACTTATATGTTTGGTGGCTTTGCAGTTATCTGTATTGCCCTAATGATTATTGAGACATTAGCTTTAAAACTATTCCCACATAAATATTGGCGAGAAGATGAACTATCTAAGGAATTGGACTTGCTATATTTAGAATTACAAAAGGGAAAAGAAATCAATATTGCAGAATACATTAAGGAGAAGAAATGACGCAAGAAATTATGGGAACTGCTGAGATTGGTGCTTGGCTAGGAGTTACTCGACAAGAAGTGGCACAATGGAAGTTTCAAGGGAAACTACCAAATCCTGATTACCAATTAAAAGCAACACCTGTTTGGAAACAAGATACATTACTTGAGTGGAGAGAAGCTAACACTTGGGTAGAGAATAGAGTTAATAGCTCAAAGGAGTTAGTCAATGGATAACAAAGATAAACTCATATCAAGACAAGTAGCTTTAAAAGGTGCAGTTGAATTAGCAAAAGATACTGACACTATAGATGAAGTTTTAGCAACTGCTGAGATAATACAGAATTGGATTCTTAGTCCGTTTTCTAAACAAGCTAAGAGTCCTGTTGTTAATACACCAATGACGGAGAAGAAACCAAGCCCACAAATTCATAATGAATCACAAAGCCCTGTGGGTCAAGGCAACTATGTTTGTCCTTGTCCTTCAAAGTCAAAGGTGTATGACAACAGATTAGATAAAAAAGGAGAGAATAGTCCTAACTTTAAATGTGGTGCAGGACAACAATGTCAAGGTGGTAGCACAGGCAAGAACGGACAGACTTACGCTTGGGCAAGTTGGTCTGACGAGCCACCTGCTGAGATTATGCCCAACTTTGTACCTGCTGATTTGGTACAACCTAAATCATTAGACGAGATTACCGAAAACGAAGCTCCCTTCTAATTGGTATAGTACGGTGCTGAGTGAGTATCTGACGCAAGGTACTCACTTAAGCATAGTTAGGACATTATGAAAATAGAAGCTGATAATTACTTTGCAATAATACCTGAATGGATATTAGACGCAGACATTAGCCCAAGAGCAAAGAATCTTTATTGTATCTTATGGACTTATGCTGATAGAAAAGACGGCTCTTGCTATCCAAGTGTTACAACTTTGGCAAAGAGAGTAGGTGTAAGTCGAGCTAATACACACAAGTTAATAAATGAACTGCTTGATATTGGTGCAATAGAAAAGAAGAATAGATATAAAGATAATGCCAAGCAGACAAATCTATATTTCTTAAAAACAAGTAACCCATATCTTAAATCTGATACCACTACATCTAGTAGTACTGCTGACGATACTAGGGGTAGTATTGCAGACGATACAAGGGTAGTATCGGAGACAGTACATAGAACTATAACCAATGAACTAAAACCAATAGATGTGGACAAGCCACAACCAAAGAAGATTGATGAACAAGTCCTACGACAAAGAAAAGAATTATACAAAGTCTTTTGTGATGAGCTTGGATATACACCTAGAACTCAAGGAGAGAAGTCAGGTTGGTTTAAAGTTTGCAAGGAACTAACTGAAGCAGGAGTAACATCTGATATGCTTAAAGGCTCAATACAAGCCTATAAGAAGCATTGGAATAAGATTGATGTAACACCTTACGCAATCAATAAATGGTTTGGTAAGTTTGAAGCTCTAGGTCAGGACGAAGTACGCAAACAAAAAATGCTAGAGAATCCTGCTCTTATCTGCGAAGAACAAGGTTGTAACTTCATAGACTACGACTACTTTATGTACTGTGTTAGGTGCAAAAAAGAGCAAAAAAAGTAATCGAACATCTGTTCTAATATAAAATCTAAAACCAAAGTTTAAGGGTATTTTTGACTCTAAAATTACACTTTTTTTACAAAAAAAATAAAAAAATTTATAAAAGCCTATAAACATTGGGGTTTTTAGGTGCAGAATTACTAACTAAATTTGTATATAATCGTAGATTATAGTTAAATATAAGTATGAATGAAACAAACAAAGGAAACAAAATGAACGACAAAAAATACACATTAGACCAAATTGCAATCTGCAACCATACACAAGACCACATTTTTCCTGTAAAAGAAGCAAGAAAATTACAAGGTTTAGTTTTCTGTTCAACAGAATGTAAAGACGGTTACAAAAGAGATTACGGTATTTAATATGAATGAAACAAAAAATAGAAACGGAGAAACAATGAACGCACTAGAAATACTTATTAGCAAATCTAAAGCACTAGCTAACAATATCAAGACTATTGAGAATGCAGGTTACACAATTAAATATGCAGGAGATTTTAAAATGTTTGATGATGTTGATAGTGGTGTAACAATAATAGATACAGACGACACAGAACTAATGACTTGGACACCAAAAGGTTATGAAGCAACTTTTATCTTTGCAGACAATGAAGGTAGAGAAGTAAGAATTGATACATCATTAGTTTCAAAAACTTTGTTAAGCAAACTAAAAGCTGATGAAGTTGGCGTTTTTCAAATGGCTAATATTGTATCTCAAACTGAAAAAATGAATCTTGACTTCTTAAAAGTTAAAACATACCGTGTTGAATATTCTAAAGATATGGAAGGTTGGGAAAAAAGTTCTTTTACAGGTTTAGACAAGCAAATAGAAGAACTTAGCCACTTCTAAATTTAACAAATCTTGCAGGTCGGTTTCTTTTGAGACCGACTTTGCTATTATGGGTGGATAATGCCAAAGCAAACTTTAGCTCATAATGAACAATTAGTAGAAGCACTTTGTGATTCTATTGCAACAGGAATGTATGTTAATCTTGCGTGTCAATCAGTAGGAATTAGCACTTCAGCTTTATCTGAATGGAAGAAAAAAGGACAACAAGGCATACACCCTTACGATAAAGTTTGGCAAAGAATACAAATTGCAGAAGCCAAAGCTATTGAACGAAGAATTAAAAGAATTGAGAACGCAGGAGAGAATGGCTCTTGGCAGGCAGACGCTTGGTACTTAGAGAGAAGATACCCACATCTGTTTGGTAAGAGAGATACAGTTGCCATTGAGAATCAAGATAATCCAAAAGTAAGATTGCGTTGGGCAGACGGCAACTTACTCGAAGGGCAACAAGAATATTTAGAAGGAGAAGTGGTTGAAAATGAAGAATGAAGATTTTAAATTACCTGATGATTTGTTTGTTGATAATCCTACTTTTGTAGATACATCACAAGAATTTAATGACGATTGTGGAGACGCTTGTAAATTATGAATGAACAAGAACTAAATGATAAGTTTGCAGATATAATCCAACATCTTGATATGAGAGATGTCGAAGAACAAATATTAGAAGAAGAAATAGTAATCGACTTTGAAGATGTACCAACAATAGTTTTTATGCCTGTATTTACAGATTATGGAATGTTTTACAGTTCTATGCCAATATCAACAAAAGCGATTGAGTCATTTTTAATTTGGTTTAACTCACAGGAGTAAAATGCAATCATCACTAGACGCAAATGTAAGCTCAGGCTTAGACATTGAGTTACCACCTTTACACAAAGCACAAAAAGAAGTAGTTAATAATATGAAAAGGTTTACTGTTCTTAGTGCAGGAAGGCGTTGGGGTAAGACCAAACTAGGTGTTTGGCTTTGCCTTAAATACGCTTGGGAAGGTAAAAGAGCTTGGTGGATTGCACCTTCTTACTCTATGACTAACGAAGCGTGGGCAGATTTAAGAAGCATTGGCATTGAATACGGAGTAAAAGTAAAAGAAGCTGAGAGAACTATTATTACAACAACAGGTGGCTCAGTTCAAGTTAGGTCAGCAGATGACCCTATGAAGTTAAGGGGTGCAGGTTTAGACTTTGTTGTTTTAGACGAGTGTGCCTTTATGAAACCACAGACTTGGGCAGAAGTAATTAGACCTGCATTAACAGAAAAAAAAGGTAGTGCATTATTTATCAGCACACCAAAAGGATATAACTTTTTTGAAAAACTCTACTCAGAAGCTAACTTATTAGAAGATTGGGTCAGATTTACTTACCCAACACACACAAATCCAATCATTGACCATAAAGAATTAGAATCAGCAAAGCAAGAGATAGGTAGTTTCTTGTTTGCTCAAGAATACGAAGCTCAGTTTATCGAAGCCACAGGTGGCTTATTTAAAGCAGATTGGTTTGAGCATTACTCCATAGAAGAACGAATATCTATAGATAAGGAGACAAAAGATGAATATTTGGAAGTTTATTATAAATATAAAGACAAAGAGTGTAAGTTGGAAGATTGCCGTAGATACGCAACTGTCGATTTGGCAACATCAACTAAGGAGAGTGCTGACTTCACGGTTATCACATCAGTGGCAATCACACCTGAAGGCAAGATTCTCGTATTGGACATTGACAGACGAAGATTGGAAGCACCTGATTTATTGCCATTACTACAAAGAAAAGTGGAACAGTATGACCTTGCTTATGTCGGAATTGAGAGAGCAGGTTATCAGTTGGCGTTTATTCAAATGGCTAAGAGAGAAGGATTAATAGTTAAATCATTAAAAGCAGATAGAGATAAAGTATCAAGAGCTTATCCACTTATAGCAAGAATGGAAGCAGGAGATATCTTCTTCCCTAAGAACTCAGCTTGGTTTGGAGATGTACAAACAGAACTGCTTAGATTCCCTGAAGCAGAACACGATGACATTGTTGATAGTCTCGCATATAGCGTGATAGAATCAAAAGTACGCAAAAGTATAAAAGTTTTCTAATATAATGTAAGATTAGAGCAGAGTGGAGTAGTGCCGATAAGGGTTGCGTCCATTACTTCACAAAGCTCTACAAGGAGAATAATGGCAGAGAGAAGAAGTTTCAGAGAAGTAGTCTTTGGTAACTCAGAACAAAAACGAAGTACAGGTTATAACTTTTTTAGACAAGGTGTTGATAGTAACAACACAAACTTCATACAAGGTTATCAATCATCAGCAGGGCAATTTAATGTTCAAGGCTTAGGTAATGGTGCGTCAAACTCAGCAGTAGTATCTTGTTTACAAGTGCTAGGAACATCTTTTGCTGAAGCAGAATTAAAAGTTTATCAGCTGAATGAAGTAGGAGAATATGATGTTGTACCTAATCATCAACTCTCAATGCTATTTAAAAGACCTAATCCTTATATGTCAGGAGATGTCGTACAAAACTATTTAGTACAATCAATGCACATATCAGGAGACGCTTATTTGCTTAAACAAAAGAATGAAGCAGGACAATTAGTTGCTTTATACCCTTTAATGCCTGAGAATGTAACTCCAAAAGGTAGTGATGAGACTTTAATTGAATACTATGAGTATCAGGTTAAGAATCAAAAGATTAACTTAAGTAGAGATATGGTTGCTCACTTTAGGCTTGGTCTTGACCCTGAAAACCATAGACAAGGTTTTTCGCCTGTTAAAACATTACTAAGAGAGATTTATGGAGATGAGAGTGCAGGACAAATGGCTACATCAATCTTAGCCAATATGGGTGTGCCTAGCTTTATGATTACACCTAAAGATGAATATGGTTTAACAGAAGAAGAAGGGGAATCAATCTCTAAAGCATTCCAAAGAAGAACAGGTGGACAGAATCGTGGTAAGCCTTTAGTACTATCAGGTGGCGTTAATGTTGAGAGACTTGCCTTTAGTCCTAAAGACTTAGAGATAGGAGACTTAAGAGAATCCTTTGAAGCTAGAGTATCTGCCGTAATTGGTGTACCTTCTATTCTTGCAGGTATGGAAGTTGGACTTAAGTACGCTACTTACTCTAATGCTAAAACTTTGCGAGAGTTCTTTACAGAACAAAAGCTCATTCCTTTATGGGATATGGTCGCACAAGAGATAACACATCAGATACTAAAAGTAGATTACCCTGATTCAAATAACTTAGAAGCAAGATATGATTATACAGATGTAAGAGCCTTGCAAACAGATACTAATGAGATTTACGAGAGAATGAACTTAGCAGTACAAGGTGGTTGGGTAACAGTAGCAGAAGCAAGACAAAGCGTTGGTTTACCTACTACAACAGAACAAGATGTCTATTTACTTCCTGCTGAGAAGGTATCTGTACCTGCCAATATGCTTAGAGACTATCAACCTGCAACAATACAACAGGAAGAACAATCAGATGAAGTACCTGAAGCTATCTCAGAAGCAGGGTTTGATGAAGCTGAGTTTAAAGTTGTGCAAGAGATAGACGGAGAGTACTGCGTAATAACAGAGACAGGCAGGAATATGGGTTGCTATCCAAGTAAAGAACTTGCTGATATAAGACTTAGACAGATAGAGAGATATAAAGATACAACTAAAGATGTTATTGCTACTGACCAATTTACAACGCAAGAAGAAGCTGAAGCAAGAGCTAAAGAGTTAGGTTGTGAAGGAAGTCATAGTATGGATATGAATGGTAATACAATATATATGCCTTGTGCAACACACGAAGTGTATGAAGGTCTAATGGACAACAATGAATCCTATGACTCAGAAGGATAAAAACCTCGCAATAAATTCTTCCCCTACTGCTAATACGGTAGATAGTCATATAGAGAGTAATAAGGATAGTAATAGTTCTAGTAGTGTTTCGGATATAAGACAGTTTGTCTTTAATACGGAGATAGATTTAGATACTCTTGGTATAGGTCAGAATGTGGACACAGGCGTAAGTGGAAGTAATAAAAAAGGAAAGTACGATGACTTGGATTTCTCGATACCTAAAGGAGTTAAGGCACAAGCCGAACAAGGACTACGACTCCGTGCTGAGTTTGGCAGAGGTGGTACATCGGTTGGTATCGGTACTGCTCGGTATCTCGTCTCCAATACAAAGGCTAGTCCTGAGAAGGTACGACACATAGCTAAGTACTTCCCTAGACACGAAGTAGATTTACAAACACAAGACTCTAGAGATTTTCTCGCAGGAAGAACTGATAGAGCTACCAATGGAGTTATTGCTTGGAAGCTATGGGGTGGCTCAGCAGGACAAAGGTGGAGTAGTAAGTTAGTAAGAGCTATGGACAAGAGAGACGAAGTAGATAAGTCAGCTTCAGAACTAGTGCGTAGGCATAAGCTAAGAGAACAAGCAGACACAGAGTACAGAACAAGTCGTCTCACATCTACGGAAGTGAAGCAAGGTATCTATCGGAACTATGACGCTATGCTCAGGAATTGGGAACTGTGGTACACAGATTACTATGTCGGTCTGTTGCGTAGTCAATTAAAAAAAATCACGAGAAGTATGGTGCGTGGCAAAGACAACCCTGCGTACAAAAATTTTGTTTTGAATGGAGAATCTCCGATTTTAAATAATATCATAGATGAGACTACGCTTGAATGGAAACTTGACTTGTATGATATTTACTTATCAGAAGTCTATGACTTTAACTTGTTCCAATTTGGTATTCTCTTACCTGAATCTCTTAAAGGATATTCTGAGTTGGAAGATACAGATTTATATACTTACAAGAACAGAAGGAAAACTCGAAGTCAGGTAATCAATGAAGGATTCTATCCAATACGATTGCAAGGTGGCGATGTCATACCAAGTAGTACTTCTCCTGTTCCAAGAACTAGATACAATCGAAAAGCCGTTGCCTTTGTAAATGATAGGTTAGATTCTGTTATGCCTGACTTAGCTAAAACTACTAAAGCTAATTTGAACAGAACAATCCGTAGAAGTATTGACGAAGCAGTTGAGCTTGGACTTAGTGGGGATTTAATGTATGACTACATTACAGGACAAGTAGAGAATGCCTTACCGAAGAAGTTACTAAGTAGAGCTTCGACTATTGCTAGAACTGAAGGTGGGGCTTTGGCTCAGTTTGGTCAGTATGACGCAGTTGAGAGTTCAGGTCTCATTACTGTCAAAGAATGGCAAACAACATTCCAAAGGTCAAGAGACACCCACATTACTGCTGACGGTCAAGTAGTAGGTCAAAACGATTTCTTTACTGTTGGTGGAGAACGAGCTTTATATCCTAAAGCACCAAATCTATCTGCAAAAGAAACTGTGAACTGTAGATGTAATGTAATCTACCGAGAGCCAAGACCTGACGAAGTTATTACTCCTTCGATTTGACGGTAAGCAAAAAAAAATTTTTTAAAACGAAAACCCACCGAATGAACGGTGGGCTTCCGAGTTCCGATTAAGTGTGAACTTAATATCTTCGACTAGCTACTCTTTTACGACTCTTAAAGTTTTGGTGCATTGTGCTTTTAAGGGTTGCACATTGTTTCTTGCCTTTAGCTCTTTTAAGTGCAAGTTCATCTGTGATACCACAATCTCTTAAGCAATCTTCACTATGGAAAAATATGCCGTCCCAATCTACGCCTTCTTGTCTATAACTATCTTCTAATTCTATCTGAGCCTTATGACCCATAAATGTTCCGACAAGCATTAACATTTGACTTGTAAAGTTTCTGTCGTGATTACCATTACAACCTTTACCTTGATGTGCTAACTCGTGAAGAACAGTTTTATCACAAGCCCACTTCTTAATGACGATATGATTGTCCCACCACTTGTAGTAGCTATTACCTTTGTATGAGTTTGGCAATTCAAAAGTAATGTCAGTATCAAAGTATTTTTTATAAAAGCTATTCCTAAACACAATACTTTTAACATTCTTAATTAATTGTTCTTCAAGTTGTTCTGTTGTTTGATAATTTGGATTAGGTACTTCAGCAATAAAACTTCTAGCTAAATCTAATTCTTTATTCCAACTTGCTTTTCTATGAACAACATTTGAAACTTCTATTGATATACAAACTTGCTCAACAACAAATCTTCTGTTGTCCTTTTTATAACTTCTTTTATTCCATTGTACAGAATTCATATCAACAGATTTAATATATTGTGTGCCTTCATACTTTTTAGATACATAAACCATATAGTCCCACGCTTCTTGTAAAACCTTTTGAGCTTTTTTAGAATCCTTGAACTCATCATAAAGAATAGGACTACCCATACCATTTCTTTTATAAGAAGGGGTATCACTAAAAACTCTTATGTCGTAAGAGAATTGGTCGTATTCAATACCAATTTCTATTTCTTCTCCTTTATCAGATAAGTAATCATCAAGAGTTAAAGTGTTGTCTTTGTACTTGCCGATTGTTGCAGATTCAATGACACCATTTACACCAACATTAAAAACTGTTGGTTTATATTTTTTAACTCTAAGTTTTTTTGTATTTAGCTTACGAACATCAGGCATTATTTTATGTGAGCCTTTAATTCGACCTTCAGCAGAATAAACTTTTTGTGCTTGACTTTCTTTACTCATTCTTCTTCTCCCTTCAAAGAATCTTTTTGCCTGACAATATAAGAGAAAACTTTTTTCTCTTGGTCTGACAATTTTTTGTTATAGATACGAGCTTCTCTGATTCTCCAAGCCCAAAACACTTCTAGTGGATTGTGATAGCCTGAGCAATCGAGAGTTATAGTATCTTCCACGACTAGCTCAGCGTCTTGGAAGTTTTGTAAGTCTGTGTAATCTTGTTTAAAAGATTTCAAGACTTGGTAAGTAAATTTTTGCAATTTCACTCCTCTATATTTTTCATTCATTCTTGATTATAATCGAAGATGATTTATTTGTCAAATCTAAGATTTTTATAATAGAAGATTGACAACACAAAAATCACAAATTACAATCCAACTAAGTTGATTAAATATAGAAAAAGGAGTTGATATGTCATTACAAATAATTTATGACGAAATAAAAAAATTGGATAGAAAATTAAATTATATGCAGAACGATATAAATATATTGAAGAAGGAGTTGAATGATTTACCAAAAGAGAACAACATTTAGATTTGATTGTCCTGAATGTACTTTGGAAATAGAAGTAACACATTTGTATTGGTCTGCAATCGAATGTGTACATTGTAAAAAAGAAATTGAAAAAGAAGATGTGGTGTTGAAAAAATGACAATCTTTGAAAACTTAGAACAGATTTACAATCACTTAGAAACCAAAGAACAAATTGAGTTAGCTGAGAGATTGTTACTTAAAAGAAAATTAGAAATTGGATTAATTGAGAGGGAAAAATGAAAAAGCATAAAGTATTTTTTATTGGAAGTAAAAACTACACAACTGCAACAGAAGAAGAAGCTATTAAGTTAGCAGAGCAAGATATTAAAAACTTACACCCAAGTTTTAATTTGGACATTAGTGGAGTAAGAGATGATGATAACTAAATGCAACTGCCCTGAAGAAAAAAAATGTGCAGGTCATTTAACCTTGCAAGAACAGAAACTCTTATACACTTCAGAACAATATATGAATAGGAATCTTGATGATGATATTGTTACAGTTCCAACCAACAGATGTTTTATGTGTGGAGAAGAAGGAACAGTAGAAGTCATAAGAAAAGATTGGCACGAGTATATGTGGGATAATCCTAGAAAAACTGTGCAAGAATACTTCCCTTACCTTGACGCTTCAATGAGAGAACAAATAATTTCAGGCTCACACCCTAAATGTTTTGATACATTGGTAGAAGAAGAATGATTTGTGAAAAACACGAATTGCAATATGTAAAGAGTTGTATATATTGCACACTTAATTTATTGTATTAAGATTAGATAGTTCGATAATTCAATTCCCTGTATCATTGAACACGCAGATAAGAAGCTGACCCTTTGTTTCATTCATTCAGCAATCAACTCCGAAGGGTCAGCTATCTGCTAAAAGTTTGTTATAGTAATACCTATGGCAAGTTTATCTAGCATAAGAGAAGGATTAAAAACACGATTAGCAACAATCTCAGGATTAAGTATATATTCTTTTGTACCTGATTCTATTGAGCCACCTACGGCAGTTGTTGGTGTAATGAGTTCACTTGAATATGATTCTACAATGGCTCGTGGCTCAGATA